TCCCATACAGGAGCACCAGTGCTTAATTGTGAGGGCTGAATATAACCGTCTCTCTTTACATAATTTACGATTGCTAGTTGAGTTAATAACTTATTGTTATTTTCGGGGATGTCCGAGAGTGTGCCACCGATAAAGACGGTATAGCCCGACGCATCTCCACCACCAGTCTCACCTATCTGCGAAGCAATCGTATCGATATAAGACTTAACACTACTCTGTGTAACCAGTGAAGTGCTACTATTGGCGCTAAGTGTTGGATCATCAAGGATGCTGATCGAGGTCGGCTTAGCACTGGCTCCACTTACATTACCTATAACAGTATAATCATCGATGGCAGCCAGATCATTCAATTCAACATCCGCCTGTAATTCAGTTAATGAAAAATGTGTGGACAATTCATCGAGTGTGATTTTAACAGTCTTATCAGATTGATCTAAAATAAGACTATCACTATTCGCAATGTTTGTCGTACTACTTAAATTTGAAATTAAAATACCCATATCTACTATTTATACTATATTATTAATTGTTTGCCCGCTAGTGTAGTTATATTTAGAGATGATTGCCCAACCGGCGATTCATCAGACTGATCTAACGTGATTAGCCCAATTGGTGCAGGGCCCCCGATTATTGTTATGAAACTTGATATGTTTGAGAAAATTCTACGATTTTCATAATTATCAGATAAGTTGTTTCCGCCGTCTTGTGTCAATAACATCACATCAGATGTTGATTGCTCAACTATGAAATCTCCACCACGACCAAGTCGATTATCGCTATAGACCAATGGATCAATCGTTGGGAATTTAATATCATTATAATTAAATTTAAGACCATAATCTACTGGCACATTTTTATACCCACTGATACATCCAGTATCCAAGAATTTTAAATTTTGAATATAATCATTTCGAGTTCTTATAGAACTATCAGAGTCCGACTTGGCAAAGTAATTGGTGATGAATATAATAAGACGATCGAACGAATCATCATCATAATTGAGTATGGTGGCGATGGATCGCGTGGCTATATTACCCAAGAGACCATATTGAAACATCGGCATATGGTCACCAACCTTATCACTGTATCTTTCGTTGGTGTGTGATTTATGTGGTGGAGTTAGACTCTTCAGCCAATCAAGATCATTATAATCATGTGTTTTATACAAATCCCTGTAATTCCTTGGCAGTGTCGCTTCATATGTTCTAGTGAAAGAATTAAATCTAACAAATCTCCCGATCCAATTGGTTCTTCGAACAATCAATAGTGAAAGTATAGCAAAGAACTTAAAGCCCGCGGGGTGAACAAGTTTATTAAATTCATTCTTCCATTCAGCAGCACCAATAGATGAATTAATCACATAAGAGAAATCCTGCCAAAAATAACTATCCTGTAGAACATCCGAGTTAGAAACAAACCCTTTAGTGTTTCTATATATACCCTCTGCATAATCACCAGAAGATGGCTTGAATAGTAACTCCCTTGGATATTGGATTGAGATGACATCATCATAAAAGATCTTAAAGAAATTAATGATACTATCCTCTGAACCTTTCGTGAGATAGTATTTTACAATTTTCTTGTATAAAGAAACTCTATCAAATGCTGCAGCCCTTGGAACATTTTTAGCGATTTCAGCTTGAATCAAATCAATATATTGTGCAGAAGTCCGATCAATGTCTTGCTCANTTAAGATGTTATTAATCTCTTGTGATGGCAAACCATCTGTATTCATATAAGAGTAATAATCTTCAATGAAGCCAATGAAGTTCTCCGCACCTTCTCTTAGATGCATGGGCACCAAAGAGTCGACAGTATTCGCCTCAGTTGTTGCGGGTCTCGCAGTTGCTATTGAAATATCCATTAACTATGCCTATTATATGTTGTATAATCAATTGCCCCTGCAGCACCACCGACAGAAATCGTATCAACATCTCCAGTGACGGCTGATTTTTTGACATCAATTCGAATCAAGTTATTTCTTTTAGCAACGACATCATTTGATGCGGGCGAACAATATACATTAATTGTTTTTGATTCATCAACAGGTATTGGATTGAATCGAAGGATACCCGTATCAGGTATCAAAGTCCCCACATCATTAATCATTTTTATCTGTGCGCCAGAATTATCCACCCTATAAGCATAGATTCGTCTTGTTGTATTTGATAGAGGCTCATCTCCTAGTCTAACATAATACCCTTGATATTTAAAATCATCTGATGATATGATAGAATCAGTACCGGTTATATCGCCATACAGCTGAAAATCAAATGATAACTCCGATGATAGTGTGTCAAGCCGCGATAAAATCTTTTGCTTATAAGCACCCACTCTAGCAGTTGAACTAAGAATTGATGCTTCAATACTATCAATTGATTTAAGGAAATTGGAGTGGCGAAATACTGTATTGAAACTTTGTAGAATATTAACATTATAAGTTTCCAATCCAGATTTGACAAGAGTCTCAAGTTCTGATTTATTCAGATCTGTTTGATTTGAATTATACTTAAAGAATATATTAAAATATAAATATGTAAAGTTAACATCAACGATTTCTGGAATGGTTGATGCAACATTTTTCGAAGAAAGTAATCCCTTCAATTCATCTTTCTGTGTGTTGGTTAATGTATTTTCAGAATTAGGTTTTACTGATATAAAAACTTTACCATATTGTGGAGGATCATTATCTTGGCCGCCCCATACAGAAATAATATCGGCAGCAGGAAAATCTCTTTTAATTAGAGCGAGATAGTCATCAACCGTAACAGCTCTCTCTTGAGATGCAAAGGTTAAAGGCGCGTTGAAACGAATTGATTCAATGTCTTCTTTGATTGCCCCTCCAGCCGCTCGTGATTCCAATATAATAGCTGATGGCCCAGGGTTACTCGACACCCATGTGAATGTTGTTGCACCATTTGTTTCTTCACCGGCAGTGCTTATATATTCAAGTTCAATAATATTCTGGCCAGTCGGTTTCTTTCCATAAATGTTATTACCAAATTCTATTTCATAATTTCCATCATGATTTTCTGTAATAAAATACACCTCACTTTCACCCGTCACATCTGTGAATGTTGTGAACTTATTATAAATTGAAAAACTATCACTCGAATCATTATCAAGGACCTTAACCCTCAGATGTGAAATATCTGCTGTATTATCTTTCAATACATACTTCTGACCCTTATCACCAGTGTCTCTAACAACGAACTTTTGGGATTTTAAAATACCTTGATGAAATTCTACGCCGCGGAATATATACTTACCAGATACCAAAGTTGCTTCATAATCCTCTGTGGTTATGAATGCATATGTCTTTCCATTAATACTTGTCGTGACTTTCTTCCCTGCTGGAATATTAAAACTTTCTTCAGAGTTATTAACTGATCCATTAAATTCTAGTGTGAGGGTGCAGCTGGAAGCTGTAACACTATTTGGAGTATAACCCAAGAGCTTGGCCCGAGATACAACATTTGATCTTAACTGTGCAGAGTCAAGGAATGTCTCATTGATCGAAGTATGAGCAGTGATTGCATTATAGTGTGTATTATATGCGAGGATATCCACCATCATATTAAGACCGGATCCTTCGAAGTCGAAGTCTTTATACTTACCGCCAGGGTAGTTTTTGTAATAACTGATAAGATTTTCTTTTATCCTATCAAAGTCTAGTTCTGTTACATTGAATTGTGCCATTATCGTGTGCGTTCGAGATAAAAATTAATTTCTTCTCTTTGGTTGGAAATCATCCCATCGAATTGAATATTTATTTGATATGCGTTTTGGTCGGATGAGTCGATCACCTCCACGTAAATATTATTTGCTCTTGGTTCATACTCTTCTAATACTCTAACAATTTCATCCTTGATAGCCATTTCTGTGAATGGATCAGCAGGATCAAATAATAGTGATGTGATGCCAGTACCTATCCGAGGCTGAAAAGGTCTTTCAGTAAAGCCTGTTAATACAAGGTTTCTTACAGACTGTTTCACTGCATCCAAATCTTTCAATGATGGGACATCTTGTGTGTTGGGATGAACACTGAAAGCCAGGGGGAGGTCAGCATACAATCTCCTTCGCGAAGTTACAGAAGATCTCCCCGTGTTGTTATCTGAAAAGTTATTACCCATATATTCTATTTATACTAATTCAGTAAGATATTCGGGGCCCGAGTCCTTTGATTTCCACCATAATTTTCAGTAACAGAACCGCCGGTGGATTGTTTAAGGGAACCACCAATCACCTCTGAAACATTACCTAAGATAGTGGAATCCAGTTTACCACCATAAACTTCAGTAACTGAACCACCAGTGGACTGTTTTAGTGTGGAGCCGATCCGTTGTGTTACAGCGCCGTCGATTATTTCCTCTTGATAGAGACCAACCGAAAGTTTTTCATATCCAGCAACCTTCTTGACAATATTACCATCAACTTGAATATTCCAATTACCTTTAATGTATGTAGAACAATTAGAATCAACTGTGAGATTNCAATTACCAATNACATTCACATTCTGATTCTTAACAACAACTTGAAAATCATTTCCAACAATAACACTTGTCTCATCTCCAACTGGTGTGATCTCTCTATACGTACCAGTTCTATGAATGGTTGAGATTCTTTCCTGTCCTGGTGTAACATCGAATTCAACAATGTGTGAATCTTCTAAAGTATCTGTCGCTTTCTCATAAGCAATGACATGATTCTTAGGATACTGTGGTTTAATAACTGAATCAATGTCTGGGAATTTCCAATCGTTTTCATGAGCAGCATTTGCTGTAGGAACAACATCATGTGCCTCTCTTAATTCTACTTTCTTCGTATAAGAGAATGCTTTCTTATAGGCTTCATCAATACTCTTAGCGGCTAGTGGAGTCTCAGCAATATCAAGTTTTGTATTCACTGGATATCTTTTTTCAGGGTCTGTAAAACCATACTGATAATCTACAAGTGAAGACATGGAAGGAATAGAACCCATTACAATAGGGTCTTGACCATTCGAACCATCTCTAAAGAATCCAATCACCCAAGAACCTTTTAACAATCCTGTTGCTGAAGTTCCCAACTCAGTCATCGATGCAGATGTCACAGGAAGCATTGGGGAAGCCCATGGTAGTGATTCAGTTGGAAGATCTTCTTTATTCTTTGTGTGAAAGCCGTAGCATCTCACACGAATGCGTCCCATCTCCTTCGGATCTTGTATATCCTCAACGACTCCAGTGAACCAGTGGAATGCTCCACCGTTTTGCATAAAATTTTCTGTACTCATAATTATAAATTAATAGTGAATGAATCACGTTTTACTTTCACCTGTGTGAAATACTCTCCATTCTCAAATGTATGTATAGAAGAGGTAATTAAGTATTTACCCGAAAGATGTTTATCGATACCCCCCTGAATATCTGGCTCTGTCGCACGAGGTAAGTTAATGTCGATCACCTTACCAGCATTCAATTCATAGTCTCCAAATAATTTTAAATCGTGTGTAATCGATTCAAGATTTTCAACGTATGCCTTTGTGATTCCCCCACTTTCTTTTTTCATCTCATTATAGTTTTTCTCTGTATCACCAAAGGCAAAGGCATTCGTTGAGACATACTCATGGTGAGACTGATAATTCTCATTGATAGGAGCATTATCGATTAAGAAATTTGAAGATATAGATGACTTCCTTCCTAAACTATTTACTGGATCGAGCCCTACACGGGCGGGCGGCTCTGGTGGTGTATTTTTTTTCCCTTCAATAGTTTTACCTGAATAAGAAAACTCTGTTGATGTGAAAGTTTTAGTGCCCACATCAAGATAGAAATTTTCTGAAGCATATGCACCATCAATGGCCTGAAATATTTTTCCCAACCTGAGATCGGATGTGATTTCAAGTATTCGCTGCTTTCTTTCTAAATAATCTTCTTCAGTGTTTGGAACATGATTGAAACCTCTAGTGCTATAATAATTATAGTAAACGGGCTGTTCAACCAACTCTGTATGAGAAGATAGATTGACATCACCATTTAATGTTTGAAAGAAGTAATAGGGTGCCTTATTATCATCATATGTTTTCTTTCTCAACCACTCAATAGCATCCAATGGTGTCTGTGTATTAATGGTTCCTTTAAACTTTGATATAGGAGGATTGTTCATGACGAATGAACTTGATCCTAAATCACTTGAAACAATGTTGCTTATTCCATCCGATGTAAGACCATCTACAGCCCTGGATATTTTCTTAAACCTTGAAATGTATGCGTATTTGGAAATACCACTAAAGGAAAATGACTGAATATGCTTCTCGCTTCGATCTACCATATAGTGGATATTCTGTAACATAGAATTCTAACTCGATTTTGGCGATCTGGGTCTTCGAGCTGAGTGGTTTGTGTTCCAGTTGAATCTCGATCCTCTCCTGTCCAATCAAAGGGAGATTTTCGATCATATTAGTCGTGTCCCTAACAGAAAGCTTACACATAAGAGTATTAGAGTAAATGCTTTCTGTTATAATAAGTTTGGTTACAACATTCTGAATCAGAAAGTCATCGCCAGTGTGCGTGAAAAGCTTAATAGATTTTATCTTGTATGAACCTGGCGTAACACTCCTACTGGAACCAGAATCAATGTTCTTTGATATATTACTCATTAATTAAATTTCTATAATAATCTACAAAAGGTTGTACATCAGAATCTTTCAACACACGGATATTTCTTTTAGCTTCATTCTCTTCCTCTTCAGCATAGAAGTATGTGATATAGTTATCATTCTTCGCCCGAGCAGTCCTAATATTACTTATAGGGCTGAGTTTTGTTAAAGCATCATATGCAGTTACATATTCGCCATCACTTAAATAACTATATGGTGCATTGTAAGATTTTAACCAAGATCTAGATGTCTTAAGTTCTACATTTTTTAGATAGTCAGAGTAGAGCAGAGATATAATAGTATCATTGGCATACAATTTGATTGCTCCGCGAACAAAATCTCCTCCGTCGATAATACCAGTTTCTTGATCAACATCACTATCTGTTTCATAACTACTTATACTGAACCCACTACTATATGTAATGTCAGTAGTGTTATTAAATGAACCTCTAAAATAAGGTTGTATGTTATCATCAATAATTCTAGCATCAGAGATTAAGTTATTATATACATCACGATGATGGTTCCGAACCCAAGGTAGGATACTATTTGTTAACCATTCATTCCTTTCAGTCTCTGAATCAGTCACATAATCTAAAACATATGTCTGTTCATCATTCGAAAGAAAGGAGTTGTGTGAAATATTATTAACCCACACTTGAAGCCTTTCAGAATCATACGCTACTGTCTCAGCAACAAACTCTTGATTTTTAACTCTCAATCTTAGATTTTTATCTGTGAAATCTATATCATTAAAATAATTATTATATTTTATTATTGAATCTTCTCCAAAAGAAAAACTTGGTTGTGTTATGAAATTACTCACCACAGGAGTTCCACTCAAAGTTCCTGTTAATCCTTCAACTTCAAATGTCACGGCTCGATCGATCGAGAATTCATTACTACTAGATGCTGGATAAATCGGCCCATAAGAGAAATCGGATGTGGAAACAGTTGGTGCTGGTGGTTGCAACAACGGGTTTTGCGGTGTCGTATACACCAGCTCTGGCATGATTAATAAATCTGAACTATTCGCGGTATGATTAAGTCCATGAATCGCGAGGATGTTATCACCAATAACAAGTTCGTCACTATATGCAGAGATATCAAACGTTTCAAACACAACTGCCTCGGCGTCCTCGTTAAACGTAGTCGCGCTAGAGTTATAATCTAATGTCGAAGGAGCTTTCCTCGACGCAACTCTAACACCATTCACATATGCAACAAAGCCGTCGTCAACTCTCATGCGTAGCAACAGCGAAGTAATATCACTAATGTTATTAACAGTAAAAGGTACACGCACGTAGATCGATGTGGCCAACCCCAACATCTCTGCTTCTACATCGAGATTTATTAGCGAACCATAGTCGTATCCAACACCAGTAGAACCAGGGGGCCATGCGCTATCATCGAAACCAACTGACTGCCACGCTGATCCAAGAGTGTCATCATCAGGGACGAATGCAGTACACGCTGCTACTTCTGGAATTAATGTAATTTCATCATAGGTTTGTCTTAATATCCATGAATCGGGTGAAGGTAGTTCATCAGCATAACCATATCCATCATAAAGAATCACAGCAGATTGATTATTTGCTTTATCAAATGAAATTTTCCAGAAATATGGCCGCCTAGGAAGATATGCACCAGAAAAGTCAGCCCATAGATAAGTTGGTGCACCACCATTGGTACCTGGCTTTGTATATGATGGTCCACCTGAACTCGTGGTACCTGTTCTAACATACGTTCCATTCACATCTTCTGTCCCAGCACCGAAGACTACTACTTCGTCGAGTG